ACTGCAGGAGACGCTGACTTCTGACTTCATTACGCATCAGACTTTCAGTGCCACGGGCTTTTACGTCTAAGTCTCCGATAAATTCCTTGTTGAAATTGAACTGCATATTGAACGCAAATAAGCTGCGCCCTAGAGGAGACAGCAGATAGTCATCAATATTCCTGACCACAGCCTTGATGTTCTGTGCAGCGGCACCCATCAGCATGGACATGCCTGAAGCAGTACGCCCTACGCCTCCAACGGCCCCAGAACCGTGGCTATATGATGGAATACCTGTGGCTTCATCTGCAAGCTGGCGAGACTTATCGAACATCATCAAAAGCTCTTGCGATACGTTGGGGAACTTAGTGCCATGTATAGCGGCACCGACCTGACCCCCCTGCCTTCTAAACACTTTACCGGGGTAAATACTCATATCCTGACCCGGTACTAGGTTAGTTTCATCTACTTCGATGATTAGATTTCCAGACAATGCCCCATTATCTACAGCCATACGCATGAACCCATTCATCAAAAGTTGGGTATCTGTCATATTCTCAGCAACACCTATACCAAAGAATGAGTAGGGGTTTAATTCGTATGGCACAGACAGGTAGGGAATACGTGCTGGAGTAAACGGATTAAGGACTAGGCGTAGGATTTGCCCATTACATACCCAAATATTTACCTGAACCTCATCCCTATCCTTAAGACTTTTGGGAATTTCAATGTCAGCTAGTTCTGCCAGTTCAGTGTCTAGAATGCCCCAATATTCAAGCACCTCAAAACGATCCATGTCAGAATGTGTGGAGTCATCCTCTAAGGCGTCTTCCCAGTACTCTCTGGTGTAGTTAGAGCCGTATTCAAGGGCTATTTCTATGCTCTCTTCGCGGAAATGGGGGCGTTTTTTCAATGTACGCAATTGAGTACGGTTAAGGCGATGTCGCTGGACGGTATACTCAGCTTCATTCATATTTCGGGCGTCAGGGTCTGGGTAAAAGTCCCAAATGGAGACGTATTCCATCTTGGGAATGGTCTCAAAGAGTGGGTCGTAGTTCCCGTCCTCATCCCACCGTGGATATTCCTTATCTTGGGCAAATGGCCCCTTAAATACACCTGTTCCAAAGAGGCAGCACTCGAATGATACTGATCTTAGGTGTTTAGGGGCATCAGTCTCCTCTAGCTGATCATGCATCAGCTTTTCCATCTTCTGAGCCGCTCTCTTAGCAGGTTCAAAGGTGACTGAACCCGCACTGCCACTGGCACCAAGGGTTAATTCATCTTTAACCGGCTCAAGGATGTCTTTGTACAGACCTAAGTCCTTGGCAATGTCAGGACGCACGATACTAGAGGGTACATTATAATCTACGCCGACTTGTTTCTGAACTTTATCGTCAGTTAGCTCATTTGGATTGTAGGAAACGGCCCCAGCTACGTTAGAAGGGAACTGTCTGGCCTCAATTCCAATAGGAAACTTTGATCCTGCAAATAATACGTCTACGACTTGGGCATAAGCAGCCAAAACCTTAGTCTTGGTGATCTTAATAAATGCCTTTGACTTCTCACTCTCAGTGAATTGCACTTCAGAAGAGTATATTCCACGATAATTCCGGTATGAGTCCAGCCAACGCTCCTCGTCAGTCATTCTGGCGTCTTTAGACCGCTTATACTGGCTCTCAATAAAAGAGACTGCCCCAGAGTAAGTGCTATTTTCCTCTTCTACATCGCCATCTTCCTGCAGTGGCACAGAGAGGTCGGAATCCGTAGCGTCTTCAGGTAGCGGTTTATCCATAAGTGCCATTATTAATATCCAAATATTGCGTCAGCAGGTTGCCAACTTTGCTGTGGGACGCCCTTACCCATATCGAAGGGAGAAAATGCCTTTGGTCGGCTCATAACTGCATACCGGACGCTGTCGTAGGCGTGGTCTGAGGCGTATCTTGGGTCTATATCGTCTGAACCCCGTGGGTCTGCAGGTATAATAGGTAAGTCTGCTATAATTTGTCTGCATGTGTTGAAGAATTGTATGGCAGGTAGGTCTGTATACTCGTCTACCTTGAGGACTTCATGTAGTCGGTTCTTACCAGCTACTCTTGCGCCACTACTTCTGTCACTAGGACGCCATCGTGTGCCTTCATTTATCATCTCTTCGGCTATACTAGGGCCAGACATGCCCCTCTGATGCCAGCAACTAGAATCAAGAATGCCGTATTGTATTCGGTCACCCTCTTCAGCCGTTCTAATAGCCTTGGCTAGGTCACGTCCGGTGTGCTTAGACAGGTACAATTCCCTGTAGTTAATCAGAGTACCGAAGTTGGGATCAATTGCGAACCAATGCACAGCAGAATAACTGCTATATCCGTAGTCGCATGACCGAAACCTGACCCAATCATGCGGTATAGTATACGGTTCAATAACATGTACAGACTGCCTAAACTCTGAGAAAGCAGCCCCGTCAGCAACTGCCCAATCTCCCTCAAGAAGTTGCCTTCTCTGCATTTCTGGGAGTGATAATAAGTTGGCTTCATACTGACCGCCCTCCATCAGATAAGGATTGTCTACAAGTGATGCAGGAATGAACCGCCTGAAGAATAAAGGCTCTCCAGCCTTCTCATGGCTGGGAGGATATACAAGGTCTTCGCCGCTTTCGATGTCTGTAGCCACAAACTTTTTATTGGCGGGGGCTGGGTCAATGAACATCCTCTTAACCCATCCATGCCCTGCACCGCCGGGGTTTGTAGTAGCCCTCATGAATATAGGAAGGCTAGGGTCAGTGGTCCGAAGACGTGATCTCATATAGTTCCAAGCAAAGGGTGTGGGGTGTTGCGTAAGCTCGTCAAAGGCTATGTAAGAGAAAGCCTGACCTTGATACCTCAGAACGTCTTGGTCGCGTTCTAAGTACGTCAGCCACAGCTTGGCTCCGCTAGGGAAAGTCCATTGTGATTTCTTCTCGCCCCACTTTGCGCCCTTAAATGCTTTAGGGTATAGTTCTTGTGATTTCCAAATCAGTTCACGTAGTTCATCGTTAGTGCGTCTGAGGATAAGCCCGTTGAAATTAGAATTGCTGAAGTACCGCATCGGGTCAGCAAGTAGCCCGAAGGATTTACCACCACCTGCAGCCCCGCCATAAAGTACTTCTCTTTCGGACGCTGCGAGGAACTCTGTCTGTGGGCCTTTGTTTGGGGCGAAGACTACCTCAGACTTCTGCTTCTCAGTTTCAATAACCGTGAAGTCTAGGTTAGAGGTAGAAGTCTCCTCTTTAGGACTAAGCTCGTCTAGTTTCTTCTTGGCTATGGTCAACCGCCGCTTGGCGTCAGTCTGTCTGCGTTTGGCTGCACTGACCTTTTTTTCTTCAGGTGTCTTGGGCTTACGTTTCCGATTAGCCTTAGATAAGTCTTTTATCCTCTTAGAGGGCTTCTCACTTCCTCTACCTCGTTTAGACTTCCATATATTTAGGATACCTTGGTGGCTTATCCTATCTCCGGTTTTATTAGTTAACCAATCGGCTACCCTGCGCGAAGAGTTACCTTCATCAAGATAGTCTAAAGCCTCTTCAACAAAAGTAGCCTTAACTTGATCCACTACTAACATTAAAGGATCGTCATCTGATTGCCTGTAAGCATATGGCGGCTTGGCAGTCGCGTTAGGGCGGTACTTGTTAGGCCACTTACTCAATCTTCAGATTTTGGTGGGAGAATAAACATCGCACCGCCTGTGTTATTGACTTCAACTTGTTCCTTCTTCACCAGCCCAGTACGGTCTAGTATCTGGGCAGAGGCTGCAATGGAGTTACGTGCGCCCATAGCTGCAGGGTCATCAAGGACATCCCTCATAGCAAATGCTGCTTTAGGGGCTTGCATAGCCATCATGAGGCTGGCCTGTTCGTTGATCTCTTTAGCCAAGGGGCCAACTACAGCGGAGGCATTAGACGTTGCGGAGTATCCCGCTGCAGTCATAGCCTTTCGAATATTACCCTTACACTCCTCAGACATGAGGGCAGCTAGAAACGTTTGTTGTTTTTCAGTATATTCTTTTTTCTTTTCTTCCATCTGCCTACCTCATATATACGAAACACAAGCCAACAGCGGCAGTTAAAACCATCCAGAAAATTCTTTCGGCAAAGGCTATCTTCTGCCCTCTCTGAATGGCCTGTTTCTCTAGCTCATCCATACGGTCATCAAACTTCTTAAACTGACCTTCCATACTATCCATCCTCTTAAAGACCGTGATTATACGTTCCTCAATACGGGCCATGTAGACAACTGCCTCAGAAAGTTTGTCTATCTTGTCCTCCATGCGGGACAGCCTCTCGTCGGTCACTTTTTCTTCTTCTTTTTCTTAGGCCATCCAGCTTGCATGTCCTTGTAAGCCTTTGCAGAAACAGTGGAATCTTTTTTAGACCGTGACTTTCCAGCCGCTTTTCGGGCGTTCATATTCTTTACCAAGGACATGGCGACTACTTCTTCTTTTTGACAGCCATGCCGCCTTTGCTGTATCCAGCCTTTTTATTCATAGGCTTGCCAGTTTTCTTGGCTTCCTTAGAAGCTGCAGCCATACCTTTTTTATCGTAACCAAATTTCTTACCACCAACATTCGGCATGTTATTTCCTCTTTCTCTAATAAGTCTGGATTGATTTCTTATTTCGGATTGTTGCTGCTCTAAGATTAAGAACTGCTTGTCGATTTCTGATAGTTGAGGGAATTGAACTACAGTCACCATTTCTTGCAGGACCAATAACCTGCAGTTAACTTTGACTTCTTCTCATCGCATTTATGCCTAGCGCGGAAGGACTTACGGGCTTTTGGATTATCCTTGCGGATTTCCATGGAAGGATCTCCAAAGGGCACGTACTTCACGTTGTCACCCTCAACCGCCAACACTTCAAACTTCTTAGGCCCACCGCGACGAGGCTTGTTAACCGCCGTAAAACCATGCCGCTTCTTACCGGCTGCTATCTTCTCGGCCTTAGTCTTATCCATAACTACGCCAGTATGCTTAGGGTTGATATTTCAGGTAGCTTTTGAAGGACACGGCCTGACCTGTCGTATAAAAACTCCAAGGACATAGGGTGCGTGACCGGAGGTATGCTGGTAGGAGATACCGCTGGTATATTAGCTGGGTGAATGTCTCTGACCGCTGGAGTGCGGTACACTGAAGACAAACCCACAAAGTTAAAATCCATCGCTAATCCCCTTCATGATATCCTTCAGAGTGACCCTGCCCTTAGAATTAGGCGCATAACGACATTGAAACTGGCGGGGGCATTCGGTGAACGACCTTTGAGCGTAGTGATATGCTATGGTTCCGTTCACCCCAGAGTAGATACAAACCTTACCGTCTCTACCCTCGGTACGCTTCCATAAATGGCATGTGACGTACTCAGGGTTAACCAAAGAGCCTATTAGAATTAGCGGGATAACTACGTTCATAAGGCTAACATCAGAAGGTATACCCCACCGCCTAAAACCCCAAAAATTCCTGTAGATAAGCCAAGGATAACAGCGTTGTTCATCATCTCGCGTTTGGCTTCCATCGCTCGGTAGACTGTCCTCTCGCGATCTTCTCTAATTTGTTTTCTAAGGTCGGTCATCTCCTTATACGTGTTAGGCCCGTACCGGAAGTTGAGTAGGAATTTTATCTCTTTTTCCTTCTCAAGCAGGGCTTTCTTGCGTACTATGAGGTCTAGTGCTTCCCTCTCTAAACTGTCTGAACCTTGAGACATCTTCTCAAAGGTTTTGGGGTTCTTGCGTTGGCTCTCAGCCTTAGTTACGTCTGCACAGGCTTCATACCACTTACCGATCTGCGAACTTACGTCATGTAATTCTCGTCCAGCACTAATTAATTTTTTAGTGACGGAAAAGGCCGCTTGGGCTGCAGCAAAAGCACTTATAGGGTCAATCACTTACAGCCCTCCGAGAGCCTTTAAAATAATAATATTCTGTCTGGCATCTCCACATCTTCATCCAAAAGTTCATGGCTGGAGTAGTCAGGTAAAAATCTTAATGGCTCTAATGGGACATCTACGAGGTTGTATTCAGAATAGAAGAACCTGCCGTATCCATCGAACTCCTTAGCTGAGGGATTATTCGCCAACTCCTCTGCTGAAATTAACCCCTCTTCTAAGAGTAGCTGTCGGATACGATCAAACTTTAAAATCTGTCCGGTACGTTCCTGAATAGCAGCGCGAATATAATATAAATTTAAAGACATAAGCCTCAGTGTATGTGAAGGAATTACTCACTGCTAAGTCTGGCAATAGGCTGGAAGCTGAGACCTATCTCAAGACTTAGCAGTTCGATCTAGAAAAACTCTATCCCAAAAGTCTTGGCTCTAGTCCGAAACGGATAGTTTAAAATCCGCTTAGTAACCTCATTGTAGCATTTAACTATGCACTTAGTCAAGCATATAATTATACTCTAGTTAAGTTATTTGTATTGACGGATGGTGAAATCACTGTTATAATGAGTTGTGCTCTTGAGGCTGTATACTATAGATAACGTACCTTAAGAATAATTCTTTAGCTGATTACCGAGCATTTTACTCCCCCCTAAGCACCTTATTAATGTCTCCTCTAGTGATGCCAATATCTCTAAGGGCTGTATCCGACATGCTATTCAACTGCCAGTAAGCTACCCGCTTCATCTGGTATCTCTGAAACTTCTCAATGATCTTATTAAACATAACAAACTCCTTAAATGTATGTTATCTCATTGTAACAGCTATACACTTTAAAGAGTAGTCTACTAAGTCGAATACCCGCTATGACTTCAGGTAGGAAATGGCTCTATGCATCATCTGAATATTATCCTCAAAACCCCCCAGAGTACGATTGCACTTATGGCATAACCAGCCTCTAAACCGATCAGTCTCATGGCAGTGGTCTACCACCCAAGACCCTGCAGCCTTACCCCCAGAACCCGCAACTTCAGAGGAAGTCCTCAAGCAAATAGGACAGCAGTAGTCAGGGATAGGCATCCCATATGTGGCACGTATATTATTACGAACCCTAGTCATATGATTAGTACAAGTCTTGCATTCAGTTCTGAGATAACTGCCCCCAGAGTGGGGGCTATATGCAGACAACGGCTTATCTGTCCTGCACTTGGAACAGACCTTAGAGTCACCCTCTACAGGATCTCCAGTCTCCCAACCAAATAGATTAGGTTGCGTCATTGCCAGCGTCAAAAAGATCAGACACATTCTCAGTGCTATCTTCTATACGCTGGGCTAAATCCCTTAGCTTATCGGCTTCCCTAGTAAGCTCAGAAGCTATGGCGAATAGCT